ATCTGGCAGCAGTGCCCAACCCCACACTGCTGCCGCTTGGTTCCGATCCTTAGCTAATTATCTGGAACCAACTGTCATTCCTGATGAGTATGCCGGTCTCATGCCTAGAGCAATTGCCTCTTCGTCTGACCAGACCGATGATGAGTTTGTCGATGAGTTGAATTCTATGTTCAACACTCCAACTCCTTGTGAAAACACAACATCATCATGCACGACCACCCCTTTGATTGATGAGCCAAATGTGCCTATCGTCAAACCTGTAAATAGAGAGTATATAGTAATACAAGATCCAAATGATGATCCTGTTGTATTTAAAAGAAACCGTGATAGGGATTGCGACTCTGAAGTTATCAGAGACCCTAGTTATGAAGTTATGTATTTTGACATCCGTTCTTCAATTGGAAACACGGATTCTTCGCAGGTCAGTTACTCATTTACTGACTTTGTTAATAGTGTTAATATAGCCACAACCAATATAGTTGAGAGTGTCAATCAGTATGTTGACACCGCTGCTTTGGCCGCAGCCTCTGTCGTAACCAATATCGAAGAGAAAGGTGAGTTCGCTAAGACCTATTTAACGGCCCGATACGACCCTGATATTGCTTACATTATCAACCAGCCCCCGAGTTTATCTAAAGATGTTACAGGGTTGCTTGATGATACTGACATCCTTTTAGACAGAGCTTTTAATCATGTTAATATTGAGACGGCTGCTGGTATGGGAATTCTGGGGGGTCAGAATCCTAATGCCATCAATCCCGCTCCTATGGTCGATCAAGCCCACAATTTGATCAATGCGTTAGGAATAGTTCCTCGTGTTGGTGATCTGCTTGACGATGAAGATCATGTTGTCGTTGCTGATGATTTCCTGTTGAAAGAACAGAACATTGCAACTAATTTGTTAATTGAAAGTGACAACATCCAACCGTTCGTGTATGAGTTATGGCGTAAACCTGTATATAATTTAACGAACAATCCATGCTTCCAATCCCTTTTGGAGATGGTTAATACTGCAACTGACGAGTTTACGCCTGTTGTCTCGACACTCTCTTTAGTGTCAACACAGGATGTCATCAATACTCACCTTGATGATCAACGCTCAGATATGCATAACACTGGCAAGGCGACACGTCGATATACTAAAAGAAGCACATACGAAGTTTCAACAACTAGAATTCGACGTCCCATTAAAGCCATGTTTTATTACAATGTGCTTCGTCAAGGAATTGGCTACTTATCCCATCCGGGAGGTCTCTTTGACATATTTGAAATTTTAGAAATTGACACTGTCGTTACACGAATTGTCATTTCCCCTGAATTAGCTGCCCAGGTGATTTCAATTAAAACGTATTGCGTTGATTCGAAAGCGTCGCAAGCTTACTCTTCGATGTCTAATGTCATGAATCAAATGTTAACAATGAATATCCCATATAGTGAAAATTTTTATCAAGATATTTATGCTAACACCCTACAATACTGTTTTGCGCGCCGGGAGTCATATATGTGGAAAAATTATGGCTCCGGCACGCTACCTTTTCAGTAATTGACCCTGGTGACTGCCTCAAAGTCATGTACGGATACAGACCGATAGAGTTCGGTGTATCTCTTGGGGCAGCAGACAACCCTGATGTTTCATTCAGGGTCACAAAATTACGAAAGGGATTTTATGCAGATTGGCCAAGGAAGTCAGTTCGTGTATCATTGGGTTGTGAAGTAGAAGGCGTGTCTCTTCCTGTCCCCGACTTTGATCACCAACCCTCCATTTTGGCTGCTCTGACGAAACGAGTTGCCGCAGCTATGCCCCCTATAAATAACCGTAGGTTGATGGGCTTTCGTCGTTTCGTTAAAAGGTTTATGAACAAGAACCTCAAGTCTTTGAAATTCACACCAGAAGAAACATTCGAATTTGATGAGTGGATTGAGGGAGCACCTTACGCAGAAACACGTAAGAGGGAGCTCAAACTTGTTCAGCTTGAAAATAATATGCTTAGCTTTCAGAGTTTAAACACTAAGAAGTATAGACCTAGAGTTAAAGGATTCATTAAGGATGAACCTTACCCTGATCCTAAGCACTTTAGGGGGATCCATTCACGTGACGACCCGTATAAATGTCGCACCGGCCCCTATTTCAAGAAATTTGGTGACAGATTGTTTGCTCTCAAATGGTTTATTAAGAAAATCCCCATTGATGATAGACCCGCAGCGTTGTTAGAGAAACTTGCGCGTTTTAGAACGATCTATTGTACCGATTTCAGTCAGTTTGAATCAACCTTTGTCAGAGAGTTGATGAAGATTGAAATTATGGTATATAAATGGTCGTTAGAAGGGCATCCTCGCTTGAACGAGATGATGAGCCTTTTTGACCATCTCCTAAGAGACAACGTTGTTGACTACAAGCACTTTACTTTTAAAGTGCAGTCAAAACGCATGTCGGGAGAAATGAATACTTCATGTGGAAATGGCCTCATGAATTTACTCCTCACGATGTATATCCTATCCCTAAAAGGCAACAACCTTGATGATGTGGACGGATTCTTCGAAGGGGATGACGGCATTATAGGATGTGAAATCCTTCCTACCGCCCAAGATTATACGGATCTTGGTGCGCGTATTAAGATAGCAATACCGACTAGTATAGCAGAGGCAAGTTTCTGCGGTAACGTATTTCATCCCGACCATCTACACAATGTGACTAATCCTAGTGAAGCGTCTGTGTGTTTTGGTTGGAGTTATGGGAGAAAGTATCGCTTTGCAAACCGTGAGACCTTAGAACGTCTACTTTTGGCAAAATCTTTGTCTTACCTTTATCAATATCCAGGTTGTCCAATCATTAGATCCCTGGCTTTGTATGGCATCCGTTGTACAAAGAAGCATATTAAATCCATCGATGAAAAATTCATGATTAATTCGCTTGGTAATGGTAATAGATACTACTACGAAGAAATCCTTAGTAAAGCATTGCATATCTTGGAAGACAGTAACAAACTTAATGTTACAATTGGGGCTGGTACCAGAGAGCTTGTGGAGAGACTCTATGGCATCAGCATCGCCGCCCAATTAAGAGCCGAGGAATATTTGGATAACCTTGAAGGTATACAAACATTGAAACTCGCTCCATTTTTGAACTGTAACCCGTGTTGGTATCAGAATGACTTGATGTATACAAGGCTTGTGGATAGGACTAAACCTGACCCTGTGTTTGTGAGACGTGCAGGAAGAACTAAATTCTTTCTTGCCCCACAACATGTTGCGTTTGCCTATTAATGAAAGGTACCCACCGCGCGGGTCATCATTAGAACCACGAGCTTTCATTCCCCATGACTGACCGCGCTGCCAAAGCTGAAAGAAGTTTAGCTAAAACATGTTCAAAATTAGGTATCACCGAAACCGGCAAACGCTGGCTCGATTTGTGCCTTGATCCTTTTAAGGATATCAATATGCCCACCGCTGGTTACCCTGACTCCGTCACGATACCAAGTGTGGTACAAACTATCCACGATAGTTTCAGTATAGCCGTACCCGCATCTGTTGCCCCAGGTGCCAATTGGGACGCGAACATCTTTATTGACCAACTCTATAATGCTGTTCAACTATACCAAACAACCTTTGATGCTTCCCAAAGCAACATGTATCAAGGAACCCAGGCTGCCACGCCCTACCAACGTGGTGGTTTGTGTGTTCGTTCTGGCCCTGCAGGAGTGGCCCTTGGTACAACCTCCACCACATTTGCCTCGAGTTTTAAACAAGATGTTTTGGCCGAAGGTGATGTGAGATTAATTGGAGTCGGTCTTGAGATTCATAACACTACTGGCGAGCTCTACAAACAGGGAGCCCTTATATGTTATCGGATTCCCGACGCCCCCATTCAAAACCTCGTTGTAAATCAATGTGTTGACAATGGTGCCACGGCCTGCATTCCTCTGACCGAGAAAGCTGTGGAGTTGATTGAAGTCCCCGTGACAGGAAGCCAAGCGATTGATCTGCCAGGATCAGTCCAATGGGAGGCTAAGGATGGAGCTTATGTAGTGCCTGTTCTTAGTGCTCCTACCAATTTTCCAACAACCCCTGAAGTTGTTGCTCCGATCGAAGTTGATGAAGTTTCAGCAGCGTATTATTACCCTAAACTTTCACTCTCAGGAGCTGCGAAAATGGTTTATTTACCTAATGATACCCGAAATATAATTCATAGTTTCTCCCCTACTGGCGTGTTCTTGACCGGATTAAGTTATCAAACTACCCTTCAAGCTAACTTGACTTATTATGTTGAAGTTTTCCCTAAGAAAAGCTCTGTATTAAGACGCTCAGTTCAACCTGCTCCAGGTCTTGATGCCAAAGCACTTGACCTCTACGCTCACATTGTCGCTCACATGCCTGTAGGTGTTGAGGTCAACGACAATTTTATTGGTGCATTCATTTCCGGAATCGCCAATATAGCTAGAACTGTTATTCCAGCTATTGTGAGAGGTGCCCCCATGGTTTTACGTGGCATAAGCACCGCAGGACAAATCGCTGACCTATTGACCCCAATGGGTGGAAGGAATAATGCACTTAGCAATCTCTCTGGTTCGAATAGATTTAGTAATCGTGAAGAAGAGATCATTGAAGAAGTGAATTCCCCTGCGATAATTCGAGAAAATCAACGAGCAATCGTTCAAAGCGCCCCCGTCAATCCTAGAGGAGGCGTTATCATTAGTGACACCTTAAGTCGTAGAGGCAACGAAACAATTACGCAGGTGAATAGGAATGGGGTTACTAGGACCACATTTCAACCCAACGTTCATAGAAACAACGGTACCCAAAGTGTTCGAACTCAGAAAGCACGAACCAAAAAGAACAACATCATTGACCAGGCAACTAAAGGATATGCTGGCAATAGATGGATCAACAATAAGAAATAAAAATAAGTGTGGTACGGCTTTGCTGATCCGTTTACCCCAAACACAAGCTCTTATAAGATGGCCAAAAATTTTGAAGATCGATTTACTGATGAATGGAACACTCATCTTTCCCAGCATGCTGTCAATAATTTTGACGTGCTTGAGGATGACGACCAGAGAAAGTTGTTGAAAGAAATCTACGAAAGCGTTGAGCGATACCCCATAACCACGCGCATGGACGCGCGCGATTGGATTATGAGTGAGTATTATAGAAGGAAAGATAAAATCCTTACCCATAAATACTTTTACACTGTCAACTGTATGTATTGTGGATGTTGTAGAGACATCACTGATGATGTTGCAATGCGTCTTTATAAACGATGTATTAGATGCACGAATTATAGTATTGCGCCTACAATTGTTACCGGTCTTTTTAAGACTGATGTTCTCGGGGAGTTTATCATTAAATTCCTCCTCGATGAAGAGTTCATTCAGACTCAACTTGTCCTTAGTTTGAGCACTGATGACCCTAGGTACGATTTACTACTCCCTGGTTGGGCTTGGTGAATGTGTGTTGTGTTAGAATCCAATTGCGATTCGCGTAAACAAACAAAAATAAAAACCTTCTGATGTATAGTGTTGAAATATTTGTGTGATGTGATGACTGCCGATGGCCTGCCTGGATAGGTTGAATAAAGTGAATTAACGGGCATGGCTTCCTTTGGGGCGGAATACGGGATGATGCATTATCGGGTGGGGACCCGGTTGTTGCTAGAGACATTTCTTAGTTTTGAAGTTTCTTAGGGAGGCCATGTTATTAAACGTTGTGACCCTGCAAGTTAGTTATTGCTGATTTAATTAGTTTCATTATTATCAATGGAAGGATAAACAAAATTATAAAACAATAAAAT